AATGAACAGGTTGGCATGGCCGAGACCAAGCTTGCTGTCACCCTCCGCGGGCTTGGAGCTGAGGTTCACCTTTGCCGTGTTGGCCGATTCGGCCCAGGAAAAGGCAATAAGTACGCCATCGATGACCATCTGCAAGCTGGTGGCAATTTGGCTCAGGTGCTCACAAGCACCAGCACGGTGATGAATGGCATAGACACCTTGGAAACCAAGCTTTACGAGTTTAAAACACAGTACGCGCTGATCAACGGCGACGTGATTCGGCTCAGAGATGGCCTGATTTTGAGCTGGAACAAGGCTCGCATTGACTCGGCGCAGGATTATTTTGTCCAAGTCACGCAACGACCGAACGGTGGCACCAGCAGCAAGACCATCTACATCTTGGATGCCTATAAGGACTGGGCCAGAAGGTGTGATCTGGATGGCGTAGGCATGTATCCCGAGTATCAAGGGCTCACAATCACCCCAACGCGGCACTACAACCTGTTCAAAGACTGGGCTAATGAGCCAGTCCCGGGAGATCCAAAGCCTTACCTTGAGTTTTGTGAATACTTTTTTAGAGATGAGCCCGCTTTTGCCGAGTACTGGCATAACTGGGTGGCCAATGTTGTCCAATTCCCATGGAGAAGGAACTACACCACACCGCAGTTTGCTTCTTCCATTGAGGGCATTGGCAAATCGGCTATTGCCGAGTTCATAGCCGAGATGTTAGGCGTTGGGGATGGCGGGCCGGCTGCTATCATCGGGCCTGATGAGCTATTTGGTAACTTCAACGGCATGTTAAAGGGTAAGATCTTCATAGTGGTGAACGAGCCCTCATCAGATCGTGATGACCACTCGGCGAAGCTTAAGAACTACATCACATCTAATGAGCTAACCATCAACAATAAGTACGGCGCTCAGTACGCCATCACTAACTACATTAACTTCGTATTCACGACTAATAAGAGCTACGTTACCCACATGGGTGACACCGCAAGGCGTGAAGCTATTTACAGTCCAGCCAGTCTTTCCAACAAAGAAACGCACCCCAAGGTCGTGGCTCTTATGAAGTGGGCCAAGCAGCAGCAGGGCTTTGGCATCATGCTTAATTGGTACATGAACCGTGATATATCCCTCTTTGATCCCAAGCAAGCGGCGCCGAAGACTCAGTACCGTGAGACTGCGATTCAGCTGTCCAAGACTCCTCTTGAAGCTTTTGCCCTTGAGCTCAAAGACTGGGTGGATGATCACCTTGAAGGGGTGGCAGCTTTCACGGCGTCGCAGCTGCAAATTCTGTGTGAGCGTTGGGGCCACGACAGCCGTGCAAAGGCTCAGTATATCCGCAAAGCTTTGCAACCCCAAGGGACGCTTGAGCCAAGCAGGCTGATCAAAGTGCATGGCAAACCAACGCGCTTTACTACGTTCATATCGCCCCTTGCCTCGCAAAAAGGCATCATAGAGCCGACTTGGTCGCAGGTAGTTGATAAAACTGAGACCGCAATACAGCGTGAATTAGAGCAAAACGGTAGCTTTTGAGGTATCAGCAAATGTTACTTTTTTGCATCGAAATCACGTAAATTTGATGAAAATTTCAAAGTGACGCGCAAAATGAATACTTTCTATTACACTTTAGAGTTTTCCCGCGAATTACAGTTTGTGGTGTTCAAAAAGATCATGCGCTGAATTACAAAGTATTCAAAACTGGGGATTACGTGATAAGTGTCACTGTAACTTAGGAAAAAGTGTTACTCGAACTGATACCTCTGAAAGCCTTTGCTGGATTGAATAGTAACAAGGTAACAGTAAGTAACAGTATATTTTATAAAAGATACCAGATTAATAGATATATAGTATTTGTGTTATCTAAAAGAGTTTTTCGCGACCACCTGTTACCTGTTACCTGTTACCTGCTGCAATTAAATGTACACACTTCCAACTTTATGATTAAAATCCGCACATGACTACAAAGACACCATCTAAGAACGGAAAGTTCTTGGGCCGTCCGTCAAAGTACGACCCAGCATACTGCGACCAAGTCGTGGCCCTTGGCAAAGAGGGCTTATCGCGTTGGCAAATCTGCTCGCGCCTCGACATTGGCCTTCACAATATGATCGCATGGGAAGGCGCACACGAAGATTTTCGGCAAGCCTTGGAAGAATCTCGACTTCATGCACTCTCATACTGGGAAGACTTGGCGCATGATCACATACGCGAAGCTCCTGGCGGCGTTAAGCTGAACACTGGGCTTTGGAGCCGAAGCATGGCAGCACGGTTCCCCGAGCAATACCGCGAAAACTCCAAGGTCGAGGTCACAGGCAAGAACGATGGCCCGATCGAGGTCGACATGATCCATGACTTCTCACAAAGTCTATTGGATGATCTTTTAGCCGCGCGCCAAGCAGATGCTAAGCCCAGCAAAGGCAAATGAGTTTGCAGAGCGGATCCGCAAGGGTCCGAATCTCAATCTTATGGCGCCTGAGCGCAAAGCTGCGCATAAGGCTCGACAAAGCTGGCTGAAGATAGCCAATGACCATCAAATCCCGCCTCCCGGTAATTGGTGGAACATCTGGCTTTTACTGGCAGGACGAGGCGCAGGCAAGACTCGTGCAGCTGCCGAGTGGCTATGGTACGAAGCTTGGAGAAAGCCAAAGACTCGGTGGCTTGTCTCAGCGCCCACATCATCCGATGTCCGCGATGTTTGCTTTGAGGGCGACTCAGGTCTGATGACTGTGATCCCAGAGCAGCTCATTGATCACTACACTCGATCACTTCATGAGATCTACCTCATCAACGGCTCATTGATCAAAGGGATCCCTGCGTCCGAGCCATCCCGTTTCCGCGGACCTCAGTTCCACGGCGGCTGGTTTGATGAGCTTGCTGCATGGGACTACCTTGACGAGTCTTGGGACATGATTCAGTTCGGCATGCGCTTGGGTCAGAAGCCTCTGATGCTATGCACCACAACGCCTAAGCCCAAGCCATTGATCGTGGATCTGGTGAACAGAGATGGGGATGATGTGATATGTACCAAGGCCAGCACGTACGATAACATCCACAACCTCGCCCCATCGTTCCAAGCGCAGATCTTGCAATACGAAGGCACGAAGCTTGGCAGACAAGAGATTCACGCCGAGATCTTGGATCCCGAGGAAGCCGGTGTCATCAAACGTGGCTGGTTCAAGCTTTGGGAGTCCGATAAGCCTCTGCCCCGCTTTGAGTACGTGGTCCAGTCTTATGACTGCGCAACCAGCGACAAGACCAAGAATGATCCCACGGCTTGCACAGTGTGGGGCATCTTTAGGCCAAGTCCCGATAAGCCTATGAGCGTGATGCTCATCGATTGCTGGGAGGAGTACATGCAGTACCCAGACCTCAGGCCCAAGGTGATCGAGGAGTCCACCGCCATTTACGGCGATGAGAATGAGTTCGGTCACGGGAAAAAGGTAGACTTAATCTTGATTGAAGACAAGAGCGCGGGTATCTCACTCCTGCAAGACTTGCAACGCGCTGGCCTGCCAGTCAGAAGCTACAATCCCGGGAATGCGGACAAGATGATGCGCCTCAACATCATATCGCCCATCATTGCCAAGGGCCGAGTCTACATTCCCGAGTCCACAGTCAACCCGGGAATGGCTCGTGATTGGGCCGAGCCCTTGGTTAGCCAGTTGTGTGCCTTTCCTGAAGTCCGGCACGATGACTTGGTGGACTCCACATCACAGGCGTTAAGAGTTTTGCGAGACTTAGGGTTAATTTCCATCGACCCGGTATACAATCCGGAAGACGACTATGATGAAGATCGTCCTAGGAGGGTAAACCCATATGCCGTATGATGAAGAACTTGCCCGTATGCGGGCTCAAATGCTCGCAAACCAAGATGATGAGCCCCCTGTCTTTGACGACGGCGCTCGATACTTAGGGCAAGACCCTAACATGATGCCGGTAGGCTTATTCGGCCGACCTAAAAAGCCGGTAGCCCCTCCCACAGCTCCCCCAGTCAACTTGCAACGTCGATCGATCTTAGGCTTAACGCCTATGCCGGCCGAGTTGCCTGCCGTTGTGCCGCCTGCGCAGCCAAAGCCTACGCCTCAGCAAATTGAGCAAGCAGTTCCACCACAGCCCGCAACACCTGCGCCTTCAGCTCCAAGCGCAAGTCCGCTTCAGTCTTTGGCCGACAAGGCGCTAAACGCGCCAATGTCAAGACGCGATGTGTTGCAACGCGCAGGTCAAGTAGCTTTGCAACAAGTTGTGCCAATGCCTAGCATTACAGACGTTGTGCCTCAGGTTGTATCGCCATTGACTGACGTTGCAACAACTACTGCAGCAACTGCATCAGCTGGTATGTCACCTGCAATTGCGTCTGTAATTCGCAACATGTTGAAAGAGCGTCTCGAGGACGTTGCTGAATATGGGGAAGAAGAAATTCCTGACACAGTTGAAAAGTATTTGAAGTTAGCGTCCGGGCTTGACCCAAATCTGAAAAAAGATATTACGCGTGAGCTTGATGCATACAACTCTATGTTTGATGAAGATAAAGACGTAGACATGTATGATGACATCAAAGACGCGCAGCAAGAATTTAGTATGTATCTTGATACGCTTGCTGACAAATTACCAGGTGATAAAGCTTGGCAAGAGTTAACTTCGCACATGGAGTTTGATGACTACTTAAACGAGCATGGCGCATTAGGATTGGCAAAGCAATTCCGCAAAGCAGGCGCAACCAAAGATGAGGTGATTGACTTCTTGGACACGTATTATGAGGGCTTTGACCCTGATGATACTGACTTTACGCGCGGTTTGAATAGACTATACTCAAGACCTTTAGCCACGCCAAAACCAAAAGCTGCAAAATCTAAGTCCAAGGACAAATAATCATGGCCGCAATCTACGATGCGCAAGGTAACTACATGGGCGACGATGGTGCGCCTGACTTGGATCAAATGAAGTTGGAGCTGACCAAGAAGAATATTCCACTAGCATCGCAGATTCCGGGGTACGGCAAACCCGTCCCGCCTGCGCAAACAAAGCCTGATCCCTTAGGCGCGGCGGCAGGCAACTTCACTGAGTTAGCGACCAAGTTCAATCCGCTAATGATGATGAAGTCTATGCAGGAAGCTGCTCGCACTCTCAACCCTGCAATTCCTGTTGCAGGTGCTTGGGCTGATGTTGCGCAGAATGTGCAGACTGCGGGCGCGGAGGCGATGTACGACATACTCGGCAATCGCAAAGGCATTGAGAAGATGCAGCAGAACTACGTGCCTGTGACTACAGGTCGGTTCTACCAAGAGCCTACCACACAGTTCGGCAAAGAGTTTGAGTCCGGCGTTGCCAAGGCGATGGACGCGTCCAAAATACCAGCCATGTGGCCTATGGCTATGAACCAGCCCGTGCGGCCCCTGTTAACCCCTAATGACGTTCGCGTTATGGGCGCTGAGGCCACAAGGGTTGGACGCCAAGTACGCGACATCCCCACCGACTTTTATAACGCGCAATCAGGTCTGCAGAAGTTAGACCCAATCACAGGTAAGCCAACAATGGGCGCCAAGCTTCAAGGCGTTGCTGAAAGCGTTGGTGACATTATGGCGCAAAGGGAAATGCAAGGGTTGCCACCCATCCCTGGGCTCCCCGCTTCCATGCAACCGACAAGTCCTAAGTTGTATGCTATGCGACCTGAAGGCTCAAGGATCCAAACAGCCGTGATGCCTGCAACTGCGAAGCAAGCTTCTGCAACACACTCACCTGCGTATGACATTGTCAGCAATGTTATTGACAGCACAACAATGACGCCTTTGCAGGCGTTAGATGAGATACAAAACAAAATCTTGGCTGTGCCTGAAGCCATCCCTGCACGCAAGGCGTTTGAGAAGTTCATTAAGCAAAAAGCTGCTGAAATGTACCCAGACGCGCCTACGCCTGCGGATGCTGTAAATGCGTACAAGGCTAGGTTTAGTGACAGGGAAGCGTCGGCTGCGCACACATTAGGCATGTACGACGAGTTCTTGCAAACGCCTGAAGGCATACAATTCAGAGCTGCACTTGACTTGCCATCAGCAGATGAGCTGCCTGCCATGCACGAGGCTGCTGCCAATTGGCTTAACTCGCAATTTACGAATTACATCCTTGAAAAAGTTGGCACCCCTAATGAGCCTGCTGTTAAGTTGGCGGGGCAAGGTTTGACGTTTAATCCGCCTGAGGATGTGTTTAACTTGGCTGACATGTCAGATAGAGCCATAGGCAATAAGCGTGCATACGCTGGTATGCCTGCTAAGACAGCTATGGATGAAGCACTTGTCGCAGCTGATCAACAACTGGAAGACTTACGCCAACAAGCCGCGGATGCTACAGTGCGCAAACGCGAGCAAATACAGGCAGCAATTGATGCAGGTTATGGCGCGGAGGGTGGACCTAACCTTGGGCAATATGAGCCTTTTGCACAAGCATCACGCGAGGCAACCAAAGCAACAGAGGCATATAAAAAGCAGCAAAAGTTAGTTGACAATTTGCGACTTGGCACGGCATACGAAAATGCAGTTGACCAAGCAATCAGTGCCCCTACCGCGCAAGAGTTACGAAACGAGTTGGAGTATGCTGAGCAGCAGTTCTATCCTTCGTTAATGCGAACACCTGATAATGAACGTGCATACACTGCAAGCGTTAGACATTTGCGTAATCTTGGCTTTGAAGATCTTGCACGCAAATTCTATGACGACGTCATGTCGCGTAAGATACATTTGGACAAAGTGCCAA